AAGCAAGGTCCACATCCGCGAGAACTCGTCCTTGTCGATGTCGTAGAAAACGGCGTATTCCTTGGCGGCCGTCCACGGGATCGGGCCGATGTCCATGCCATATGGACGACACGAACTGAGCGCGTTGAATGCCTGGAAATAAAATTCCAGGCCGGTAGAGAGGCGGGGCTTGTTCGCGATAAAGTCGGGGACTGGCTGCCGCGACCGCTCCGCCTCTGCTACGATCTTCGCTTCGCTCGGGCCATGCTCCAGTTCGAAGAGCAGGGCCTCGGTTAGTTTTTTGCGTCGTCGTCCAGATCGCGGCGCTGGAACGTCGCCATCGATTGCGCCTTGCGTTGCAATTCGATGTGAAGCTCTGGCAAACGCGTGAACAGCTTGACCGCGTTGTCCCGCGTGTACGGGTATTCAACGCCGTCTTCCGAGATACCTTCCCAACCCTTCAGTTGGGTGTCGATGAACAATTCCATCGCGAGCTTGGTCGCGATCTTGTTGTCCAATCCACCTTGTTCGATTGCCCGGCGATACGGCCGGAAGCGTTTCTCGCCCTCTTTGGCGAAGGATTCATTCGCGCCACCAGCGCGTGCCACCATGAAGGTGATCTCCGGTGCGAAGTCCGGATGAATCGGGACGCCGGTTTTCTCAGCGTCAGCATTGGTCTCATAAGCCTTGAACAGGTCGGTCATTGGTTCCTCTGGGTGAAAGGCCGAAACGAAGCGGCCCGCAGTGGAGTGTTTACCACACGCGGGCCGGGGTTGTCAAACCGATCAGGGTTAGGCGAGATCGGGGAGGTAATCGAACACCGTCATCAACAGCGTGTGGTCGAACACGCGGTCCGGCGCGGCGTCCATGGTCAGGGGCAGCAAGATCGGCTTATTCAGTTCGACCTTGGCGCGAGCGTCGCCGAGCGCGAGCAACGGCATGTCAACCACCATGCCCGCATTGTGCAGAGCGGGGGTCTGACGCACGAGCGCGAAGTCAATGGACACGTCGGCGTTCGCGCGCACCGCAGCAACCGCTGCCGTGTCCGTGAAGTAGGCCGTCGCCGTACCGGAGACTTGGAACTGACCGGCGATAACATCGAACGCACCGAGCACCGACACAGCTTTCGCCGGGCTGAGGTTGTTCTCAATCGTGATCGACAGATCAGTCACGTAGGCAAACAGCGCAGTAGGTGCGCCATTGGTGAGCGAGATGATCGCCATCTTCAATCGGCCGAAATGGCTGGTCGTATTGAACGCGTCGGTATTGTCGGCGGCGATCTCCGTGGCAGTTGCCTGCGTGGAGAGCGGGCCCTGCGCGCCCGTGCGGGCGTAGTTATCGATGGCCGTGAACGACAGGTCAGCCGTGATGAGCGACGCCGTGCCCATGTTGAGTTTCAACGTCTTCGCGACCGCACCTTTGATGTACTCGGACTGAATGTTCGTCGGCGAGCCGCTGTCCTCCGCGCCCATCTTGCGTTGCAAGGTGTAACTGCGACGAACCTGCAATGTCGGATCGGCCTCGTTCTTCACGACCTTACCGAAGTACATGTCGATCTGGAGGCTGGTGCTGACTTCGGAAACAAGCGTAGCGCCGGTCTTGTCGAAGGTAATGCGATCAGCGGCGATGCTGTAGACGCGCGCCCACGTGTTGTTGGCCGCCGTGACATAGTGGTTCGCAGTGGCGTCGCCGCCTAGCCAAACCCATTCGCCGGGAATGAGGCCAAGCGTGCGCCAGTCAACAGCGCCCGATGCGCGCGACAAATACGGGAACGCCGAGCCGGAGTTCACAATATCCGCCGTCGCCACAACGAAACGATAGCCAACAACTTCGATGCGAGCGTTGGCATTGTAGACTTCATTGACGAGCGCCGTATCCGTCACGTCAACATCGGTATCGGCGGTGATCGCAGACACTTCTTTCAGGCCGTTGTTCGTACCGTTCACCCATCCCGAAGACAGGAGCAAGCTGCGAACGAGAACGTTGGTCGAGATGCCGAACGCGGCGGACTCGAAACCATTGTCCGTACCGTCCACGCTGATGTCAACGACCGGCGAGTTGCCGAACGAACGCGAGTCATACTTCTCGCGGAAGTCAGCGAACATGAAGCCCTGGAGCAAGCGGGTCAAGTTCGTCTGCGTCAAATCTTGGACAAGACCGCCCGACGCGTCAAGGTCAGTCGTCACGCCCTTCTTGCGCTGGCGCGAAGCGAGAATAGGATTGCGCGCAGTGACCTTGATCTGACCGCCGAAGTCGGTGTAGGAGTTCGGTTCGAGCGGATACCAAATCTGACTTGCCGTAGCGGGCAGAGTACCGAGCGTGGTCTCCTCGCAGAAGTGCAGGCCGGTCTGGTTCGAGTCTTGCTTGAGGACGTTTGTGGTCATGGAGTGCTCCTACACAATGCGGTCATATTCAAAGTCAGCCTGGACTTGCGTCTGGTAGCTGTCCCCCGCACCGCCGACTTCCCGAACCCGCACATCGCGGAACAGGACGCCATCGGGGCTTGTGGCATGGCCTTCGAACGCGCTTTGGGTAACCTTAACATATGCGTCATTGGCGGTCAACCCGTCGCCCAGAGGGCCGTAGATGTCCACAATCACGCTGCCAAAGGCCCGGAATCGGCCGCCCGCTGACGGCTCCCGCAGCGTGGCTAGCCCGCCACGGCGATGCTGAACTTTGATCTTCACGTACGTGCTGCCATCTTGCGGCGGCGTCACTTTGTGATTGTCGTATATGATCGGAGGCACAGTGCCGCCCTGTGCATTCCACACAGTTGCAAAGCGCGAAAGAATCGCGTCGCGTGCTGCCGCAATATCATCCATCGCCATCGGTCTATTGTCTCATGTGAAGATCGTATAAAATTGCAGTCCCGGCCGGATTGATGAGCCCGACGCTCATTATACGAAACTCGGCGTTGTCACTCTCGCGCATCAGATCATAAAATTCCAAAGTGCGATTAACGGTTAGCCCGCCCGTGAACGTCGCGCTCGCGGCAGTTGCTCCCGTGATGTTCGTAGCCAGCGTCAGAAGATTGCCCGCATCACCGACCGTCTTCGCAGTAAGCGCCACGGTCAAACCCGTGCCGTCCACCGCCGAGACAGTTGGGTGGAGCGTAGTCGTTGCGGCGTACAACGTACTCGCACCGCTCCCGAGGTTGATTGCAGCGACGAGATTGTCCAAACTCGTTTCAGCATCAGCGCCGATCTGCACATGGCCGTTCACGTCGGTGAGCGTGTCCTGGAACGTGTACACCTTGGCGTTGATCGTAACTGTCTGCCCGTCAGTCGGCTGCCCAATGAGGGTGAGCACATCCCCCGCCGCCGTGTCAGCCGCCACTGCTGCGGCAAGGAACGCGTCGTACGCGACATAAGCGCGCTTGTCTCCATTGCGGATAAGAGTGCCGTCGATTTCAAATTGTGTGTATGGAACAACGACTGCGCGCACGGTGACCGAAGACTTATGCGCCGTATCAACACCGCGCCACGGCTTATTGCTGTCGGCAGCCGTTCGGCTGTTGCGAATGAAGGTGACGTTGCGGCCATTATCCCGGATCAGCCTTAGAGCCAACTCCGCAAGGCGAACGTAGTTGACGCCCGCCATGGCTTAGGACCCGCGCGTGAGAAGAATGTTGCCTGTGCGCGCGCGAAGAAGCTCTTCGATGTACAGATCGGCCTCGGGATATTCCGGCAAATTGAAATCGTTCATGATTGTGGCTTGCGTATCGCGCGTGCCCGCGCCGATATTCTTTGCGATGATATCCTGGGCGGACTCGTACGTGGTAGACTCGGAGATCGGGCCAACCTGCACGCGCTTGGACTTCACCTGCCCGGCGATCACTTCGGTTTCCGAAGTGCCGTCCGTCATGTCCTGCCCCGGCACTGGGCGCAGTGGGTCCGGCGCGAGCGTCTGATAAATCAGGGCGCGCAGAGCATACTCGGCGCACGCCTTCTGAAGCTGCTTCGGTAACGAATCGAACTGATAGCCGTCGCTATCGAACGCGCCGATGCGCGGCCATGCCAGAGCTTGGTCAAAGCGTTGACGCGCGCCGACGAACTTCGTGCGGAAGCGCTTGTCGATGTAGAAGGTGGCGCGCACAATCGCGGCCTTGCATTGCGCAAGCTTCGCGTCTGCGGTGGGGTTGTTGAGCGTCGTGGCCCAGAAGTCGTTGCCACGATCTAGGTGGTATTGCGTCGCGTACGCGATGTCGATGTACGCGTTCGAGTCCGAAATACCGCTGCCGTCCTCAACCGTGAAAGCCTGTGCCATCGGGTGTCAGCTTAGCAAGCCATCGTTCCGCCGCGCGGCAGTCGCTTGGTGAGCTTGCCGGGGCTGCGCTGAGGATCAGTGCCTTTGGGGAGCATGCGCTTCGGGGGTTTCGGGCAAACGCCGTAGCCGTTCTTCGCCGCGAACTTTTTGGTCTTAGCCATTATTTCTTCCCCCGCTTATGGAGATACTTGAAGTAATTCACTTGTCTCTCGCGCTTCAACGCACCGGCTCGCGACCGATACGTTCCGAGATTCTTCCCCGCGCGAGAAACAAGACGGAAGCCACCTTTGACTTTGCGGATCATTGATGGCTCCCGTCCCCGAGGAAGGATTCAGTCAGCGCGTATTACGGCGCTGCGCTTTCGGTCGCGGCAGGCTGATCGCCGCCCGAGAACACGACTGAGTCGAGATCGTCGCCGACCACGCCGCTCGCCGTGCTTACGAGAGCGATGGTGTCGAAATACGGAGACTCGATTGCATGACCGAGACGGATCGCAGCCGCATCAGCGTCCGCCAGCTTCTCGGCGTCCGTACCGGCGCTGTCGCTGTTGACGAGGCACGCGAAGACGGCATTGACGGTGTGCTGGCCGACGCCAGTACGCTTCGTCGCAAGGTATAGGGCTTCCGCCATGGGGGTATTCCTTCCTGTGTGGGTCCATTAGGAGGTTGGGATTTTAACCTATTGGACCCCGGAAAGCAAACCCAGGGCTAGACTGGGATTTTGGCCTCGGCTGCGTCTTTTCGCATCCAGTGACCGGCTCCTTCGACATCGCGTCGGCTGAGCTTCGGGTTGTCAGTCAGGTCCGCCAATGCGGAAACGGAGGGCCTGCCGTCCGGCGTCCAGTGCTCATCCAGATCAGGGTCGAGCGACATGATCGCGTCAGTCAGCGTTAGCGGATCGGACGACTCCCGAGCGCTCGCATTCGTTCCTTCGTGAAGCCCGGTGTCGCTGTGTCCACTCCCACCGGGAAGTACCCGCGCTGGCCCGCTTGAATCCCCCACTGCGACCGGCGATCCTTCCCCCGCATCTGTTGACTCGACAACTGCATCCGGGTCGGTAATTCCCCCGGCGAGTTCAACCCCATTCCGTGCTGTGGGTCGATTTGGAATCTCGTCTGGGCGGCCTGCACTGATGCTGGTTTGCCGATTCGAAGGACGAACGCCATTGGCTTGCTCCTCTGCAATGCGCTGAGCTTCTGCCAACTGCGGTGATCCTTTCGGATACGCACCGTAGCATCGGCCCATGTAAATAACTCTTCCGTTCACCGCTTCCGGCGTGCCCTGAAAGCGAGCTTTGCCGTCCACGAAATTCAGTCTTCCAACTACGCCAGTGCGTCCAGCATTTGCGCCGGTCAGCACTAACTCGACCAATACCTCTTTCATTACGCCCTCATCGTAAGCAGAAGATCATAGGATACGCGATCCTCGCGCGGTTGTCAAACAGACGGGGGATTGACTTGATCGCTAGGAAGAGTGGGGGTCGGATAGGTCAATTCGGTACTCAGGATAGTCCCGGCCATCGACTTATGCGAGGCGGTGGCTGCCGCCGTCCAGTCCACAAACCATGTCGATTTATTCGTACGCCGACGAATGACAACTCCGTAGAATGCAGTTCGAGGAATCCCATACGATACCAGAGTGTCCTCAAAATGCTTCGCACAAAATATAGGATCAGGAAACGTAGGAGGCGGTTTGGACACGACTCATCACGCGAAGTATTCCGGCACATCCGACATCAGAGCATCAGCTTGAACCTGCTGCTGCGGCGTGGCCGTGGGAGTCAATTCCACGCGCCATGTTCGCCGATTGTTCAATCGCCCGATAGTCACGCTCAGAATTGGTAGATCAGCTTCCTGCACCCGCTCGTAAATGAAAGCAGCGATGTCGGGATGGCCGAATGCATCATAGCGCAAAACTACACTCACATCGCGCACTCCAATTGAAGGATGGACATTTCCGTTGTCGGCGAACCATTGTCTCCGTGCCAAGTCATGGTGCCGGTCGCGGTCGCGTATTCGAGCGCCCAGTAGATGTGCCACCCGAGCGGCGGACGTTTGGTCAAACGAGCGACAGCGCTTTCAAACTTTGCCGTGCCGCCCCATGCCCATGAGTTATGGCATCGCGCGTCAACAGCGGTGGTGCTGTCTTCGCCGATGCCTACCATCGCGCCGCCGCCGTTGCTGGATGCGCCCAATTGATTATTGTGGACTTCGATTGTCCCTTCCGACATTCCGATGATGAGACTAATGTTGTTATTGAAATTGGCGGCAGCGCCGTTCTTAGCCCGAACCGTTGCCGTCGTATACGCCCACGTGTTGGTATCGTCACGGTTCTGAGCCGCCACGACGACGCGATTGTACATATTCCAGAACTGCAAAGTGTTGTTCGCACCGCCCGTCGCCGCTGCATGGTCCGGCTCCCAACTGATGCCACCAGTGCTGCCACAGCGGAATGTGCCGACATAAGTGCCGCGACTCGCGCCGGGCCCGTTAGTGATGGCATTGGCATTCAACAGTAGACCATTGACGCGAGTCAATTCGGATGTGCCCGCGCCGGTGCCGCGCGCGATGTCATCTCCGAGAACCGCAGTGTGCGTACCGCTACCCGCGTTGGTCGTGTTGATCGCCGCACCACCGGAGGTGGCGGACAAGCTGAACGTATTCGCATTCACGAAGTTTACATAGTACACAGTGCCCGCTACCAATGGCGCAGGAAGCGTACCGTTCGTGGTGAGCGTGATAGGCGTGTGGTAAAATGCGGACAGTCCATGACCCGTATAAGTGACGATGCCGGGCGACGCCTGCGAGATCGTAACCGTCGCCGTCTTCGACCACATCGGACCGCGACCGACGCGAATCGTTCCGCTGTCGCTCCACACAAACAAATCGTAGTTGCTGTCCGAGCGAGCGGCATATGGGTCTTTCGTAGTACCCGCCAAGGTGTTTGTCAATGACGCACCGATATCCGTCATCGCGAATGCCGCGCCGTCGTACAGCGGCACCAAGCTTCCGACATACGGAACATAGTAGATCACGGCACTGGCGCTGACATCCGACTGCATCACCGGTTCGGCAGAGGTTAGCGTCAGTCGGCCTTGCGGCATTGAAGGAAGCGTCGGACCCGTAGCGCCCGTGGCTCCAGTTGCGCCGGTCGCACCTGTGGCTCCGGTCACACCGTTCGAACCGCCTGCGCCGGTATCACCTTTGTCGCCGATGCGTGTGAACATAAGCACTATCACATCGGCATTGGCGAATGGATTCGCGCCACTGCCCGCAACTTCGGATACAGTGATGTTGCGATATCCCGAAGGAGATGCCACCGCAGTCAATGTGAAGTCAATCCACTTCGTGTAGTCATCAATTTTCACGAGGCGAATATGGCCCTTGATTGTACTCGTGCTGTCATCGAACGAATCGAGAAGCGCTGTGACCGTAGCGCCGTCGCCGTCCAACAGATCGGCGCGGATAGTCGTGGCGCTCAATTGCGTGGCATTGTCCAATCGCAATAATCCGTTGCCGGGATCGGCATCAGCCGTCGTAGTCGAGAAGGTGTACTTGATAGAAGCACCGCCGCCGAACGCGCCGCGCGAGCCGGTAGCGCCAGCGGCACCGTCGTTGCCCGCAGCCCCGGTATTACCGGTCGCTCCCGTAGCACCAGTTGCGCCGGTCGCGCCCTTGCTCGCCCACAGGCGAAAATGTGTGGCATCGCTGCCTGGGATGGTCGTGCTGTTTACGAGCCCGAGATAACACTCCCACGTGCTGCCTGCATCTGTGACGATGTCGTAGGCCGCATACGTCGTTCCCGTCACCCACGCGCCGCGTGAAAGATATCCTTGTCCGGTTGCACCTGTTGCTCCTGTTGCTCCGGTCGCGCCTGTTGCTCCTGTTGCTCCGGTCGCGCCCGTGGCCCCCGTGGCACCTTTGATATTCGCGACTAGACTGTACGCGCCAGCGGCTTTGAAATAGACATCGCCATTCGTGTCATTGAGGTAGTAGTCACCGTTGACGCCGAGTGCATTCGAGGGCACGCCCGCGCCGTCTCGCCATACCGACCCCGCCGCACCGGTTGCTCCGGTCGCACCTGTTGCTCCGGTCGCGCCGGTTGCACCAGTATCGCCGTCTAAGCCATCGACCCCATCGATGCCCGCCGCACCTGTGTCACCGGTTGCCCCGGTAGCGCCGGTTGCACCTGCGGCTCCCGTCGCGCCCTTACTGGCCCACAAACGGAAGTGAGTCGTATCGGTGCCGGGAATCGTCGTGCTGTTGACGAGCCCAAGATAGCACTCCCACGTGCTGCCAGCATCCGTCACAATATCGTACGCGGCGTAAGTCGTGCCCGTCACCCACGCACCGCGTGAGAGATATCCTTGTCCGGCTGCGCCTGTTGCGCCCGTGGCCCCAGTTGCGCCTGTCGGTCCGGTATCACCTTTCGCCGCCACCAAATTCCAATCCGCGCTCGGCGGTTCGGAGTTGATGTTGTCGGCAATCGCGATATAAGAGGAGCCGCTATCCTCCACGAGATCACCGATCACGTAGTTGGTGACGCTGTCCCACGGACCAAGCCACACGCCCACACCGGCTGGACCATCAGCACCGGTATCACCGGTCGGGCCCGTATCACCGGTCGGGCCGGTGTCACCGTCGAATCCAGTTGCACCAGTTAAGCCGGTAGCCCCTGTAGCTCCCGTGGCCCCTGTTGCTCCGGTCGGGCCCGTATCACCGGTAGCTCCCGTGGCACCTGTTGCGCCAACCAAGCTCAGAAGCCAGTCCGCCTCTGTGCCGACAAATCCTTCCGCCACTGCGACTTCATAGGCACTCGGTCCTTCGATGTCTGCAACATGCCAACCACGCGCGCCGTTATAGTGCAACGTTTGTCCGGGCTGAACGATAGCTTGGAAGACGCGACGAATCGTGCCGTTGTCGTCGTATTGCACAGTGAAGACGTGCGTCACCGTGTCAATGTTGTGGATGCTGACTTCAAGAATCTTACGTGCCGTAGCAGCACCGGGCGCACCGACGATATCAACCGGAGTCGCGCCATTTAGCACAGTGTTCTCAGAAATAAGCGGAGACGTTGTGGCCGTGAGATCGACGTAATCCGAAACAACTTCCGGCTCTGTCGTGGCGGCAGAGACATCCGAAAATGCTTGAAGCTTGCGCGTCGTTGTATCCAAGATCATTTCAGAATCCTACCAGTATGAGAGCAATCGCTTCGTTCCGCGTCAAGCCGCCGCCATCGGCACCGGTTGGGCCGGTATCGCCCGTTGGCCCCGTGTCACCGGTTGGGCCGGTATCGCCCGTTGGTCCCGTGTCACCGATGAGCCCCGTGGCACCAGTGTCGCCCATTGGCCCTGTATCGCCAATGAGCCCCGTGGCACCAGTAGCACCTGTCGCACCGGTAGGCCCAGTTGCCCCCGTCGCTCCGTCCGCGCCATCGCTACCTGCCGAGGCAACTAAATCCCAGTAGAGGGCATTTGGGGGTTGATGATTCGAGTGCGCCAAGATGCAGATATAGCTGGAGCCCGCGTCTTCGACCAATTCATTTTCATCATACGAGGTGAGCGAAGACCACGTACCGCGCCACGTGAGATCACCGCTGCCACCACCACCAGAACCCTTCTGAGCAACGAGTTGCCAATAGTCCTCATTCAGAGGAGTGTTGCCGAGTGCGGCGAGATTGTCTAAGCGCGCGACATACGATGACCCGTTGAAGAGGACGATGTCGCTCTGATCGTAAAGCGTGTCCAACGCCCACGTGCCACGCCACAGGCCGGACACTATGCGCACCGGGAGCGGCGCAACTTCCTGCGTCGGCTCGCCGAGCTTGAAGGCATCGGTCGAAGAGATGACTACTGGGATAGCATTGCTGTCTTGGACGGGCTCGCCGAGTCGGAACGGTCTATCG